ATCTATTTTAGGTGCAGTGAATTATGGAAGGTCTAACAATATTAAAGAGACTGGAAGGTGTGAGATTTGCTCATACAATGATGCAACAAATGCTTTGATTGATCAACCAGAAATTAATGCAACATTCTTTTATGGATAAAAAATATGAGTAAAATAATTTATAAAAATCAATCATCAAATATTCAAAGTGATATTACAATCATAACACCAACACCAGAAGCATTAGAAACTATGACTATAGATCAAATTGCTAGAAAAGATGTTCCTACTGGTTATGCTTATAAAATTGTCAATGATGATTTTCTTTCTACAGATAGAACTTTTAGAAACGCTTGGACAATTAATGACAGTGAATTAACAGATGGAGTTGGCGATTAATGCCTATAACAATAGATATTGCAAAAGCAAAAGATGTTTGGAAAGAAAAAATTAGAGAGGCAAGAAAACCTGCCTTACAAAAACTAGACATTGATTATATAAAAGCACAAGAAAGTGGATCTAGCACAACAACTATTGTTGCAAACAAACAAACATTAAGAGATTTACCAGCTCAAGTAGATACTGCCACAACAACAGATGAGATACAAGCTGTATGGCATACTTTACTAAATGCACAACATTCATAAACGATATAAATTCTAATATAATACTCTTATAAATAGTATGAGAGGTATTATATGGCAACACCAGCAACAAGAGATCAATTAAAACAGTACGCTTTAAGAACGTTAGGTAAACCTGTAATTGAAATTAATGTAGATGATGATCAATTAGAGGACAGACTTGATGAAGCATTACAATATTTTGCTCAATATCACTATGATGGTGTTGAAAGAACGTATCTAAAATATCAGGTAACACAAGCAGATAAAGATAGAATTAAATCTCCTGATGGAGACACTTCACAGTCGGTTACAAAAAATTCAGTTACTACTGCATGGTCTGAACAAAATAACTTCATAGTTGTGCCAGAGTCTGTGTTAGCAGTAACACGAATATTTCCTCTTTCAAATAGAGGTAATCAAAATATGTTTGATGTTAGATATCAGTTAAGATTAAATGATTTATATGATTTTTCTTCAACATCAATAATAAATTATGATATGGTGTTAAGACATTTAGATTTTTTAGATCATATTTTAGTTGGAGAAAAACCTGTAAGGTTTAATCAATATAATAATAGATTGTATGTAGATATGGATTGGAAAAACGATATAACCGTGGGAGAATATCTTGTAATTGAATGTTTTAGAAAATTAGATCCTACCGTTATGACAGATGTTTATAACGACATATATTTAAAAAGATATACAACAGCTTTATTTAAAAGACAATGGGGTGCAAACTTATCAAAATTTAATGGTGTTGCAATGTTAGGTGGTGTCACACTTAATGGTCAACAAATATATTCAGAAGCACTTGAGGATATAAGAAAATTAGAAGAAGAAATACGAGGCACATACGAAACACCTATAACCTATATGATAGGATAATCAAATGGCTGTTAATCATCATTTTCAAGGCGGCAATGGAATCGGAAGTGATTCTGAAAAAAGATTGCATGAAGATTTAATTATAGAAGGTTTAAAAATATATGGACAAGATTGTTACTATTTACCAAGAACACTAGTAAACCAAGATTTAGTTTTAGGTGAAGATGTATTGTCTAAATTTGACGACTCATACTTACTTGAAATGTATATTGAAACAACTGAAGGTTTTGCAGGTGAACAAGAATTAGTATCTAAATTTGGTTTAGAAATTAGAGATGATACCACATTTGTAATTTCAAAAAGGCGTTGGGAAGATCAAGTTGATTCAGTTCATACGTTAATCGCAGACGGTAGACCAAACGAAGGTGACTTAATTTATGTTCCTTTAATGAATTCATTTTTTGAAATACAATTTGTAGAAGATCAGGAACCATTTTTTCAACTAGGACAGTTACCTGTTTATAAATTAAAAGCAACTAAATTTGAGTACAGCTCGGAACAATTTAATACTGGTAACGCTGATATTCAGGATGCCGAAACAGCTTTATCGATAGATCAACTACAACATCAAATAACTTTAGAGACAGGTGACGGTAGTTTATTACTTGAGACTAGTGATACTGTATTAGATAAATATGATTTTGTTAAATTAGAAACTGATGATTTTAATTTGGCAACTCAAACAAGAGATTATGCTGATAATGCTACATTTGAAACAGATGCAGGTTTTGATACTGAAAGTACAGCAGATGATATATTAGATTTTACTGAAAGAAATCCTTTTGGTGAAGTAGATGAGGATGGTATTTAATGTTTGGAAAAAGATTTTACCACGAGTCGTTAAGAAAAGTGGTTGTTGCATTTGGTACAGTATTTAATAACATTATTATTCATAGAACAAATAGTGATGGAGCTGTTATTCAAAAAATAAAAGTACCTCTTGCATATTCTCCTAAAGAAAAGTTTTTAACAAGATTAAATCAACAACCTGATTTATCAAAAAGAGAAATGGCAATTACATTGCCTAGGATGGGTTTCGAAATCTCAGGTATTAATTATGATGCATCTCGTAAATTGCAAAGAGTTGGTAAATTTAAGGCCGTCAATACTTCAAGTGCAGATAAAATGTACTATCAATACAATCCTGTGCCCTATAATATAAGTTTTAATTTATATGCATTTACTGCTACAGCTGAAGGTGGGTTACAGATAGTTGAGCAAATACTTCCTTATTTTCAACCAGACTATACAGTAACTATCAATGCAATACCTGATATGGGAATTAAAAGAGATGTACCAATTACATTAAATAGTGTAAACTATGAAGATAGTTACGATGGTAGTTTTACCACAAGACGTGCAGTAAACTATACATTGGGATTTACAGCAAAAACTTATTTGTATGGTCCTATCTATTCACAAAAAGTTATTAAAGAAACACAAGCAGATTTATATACTGATACTGATACTACAAGTAAAAGAGAAGAACGAATTGTAGTAGTTCCTAATCCAACATCAGCAGATGCAAATGATGACTTTGGGTTTACAACAACTATAACAAACTTTACGGATTCTAAAAACTATGATCCATCAACAGATAGTGATATATAATTATGACAATAGACGACAAAATAAATGAAGCTCTTGGTATCTCTACTGAGCAAAAACCTGCTTCAAAATCTATAATCAAAAAAGAATATAGTCCACCTGTTCCTAGAATAGAAGATAAGGAAAAAGAGGATGTAGATAATGATTACAAATACAGTAGAGAAAACTATTACAATTTAATTGAAAGGGGCCAAGATGCAATACAAGGTATACTTGATATTGCAAATGAAAGTCAACATCCTCGTGCTTATGAAGTTGCAGGTAACTTAATTAAACAAGTTGCTGATACTGTAGATAAACTACAAGACTTACAAGGTAAACTTAAAACACTTAAAGATGTGCCCAATACAACAAGTAATACTAATATTAAACAAGCATTGTTTGTAGGCTCATCAGCTGAGTTACATAAGATGTTAAAAAATAAAAATAAGGATGTTCAAAGTGAAGAAGACAAAAATTTTGAAAGCAAAAACATCACACCCAAAGAAACAAACGTTTCTGATTAGTGATTTAAAGTATATTAAAAAAAATCCTTATCCTAATACATTACCTATTGAAGAAAGAAACACATGGATGAGTGATGGTATGAACGACCCTATTGAAGTTTTAAAACATGATATAAGTCCTATACCTAGAAGAGGTGCTGGAGGAGTAACATATATAGAAAAGAGGTATTCTGTTAAAAAAGGTAGTAGCAGAATAACTTATGCGTTAGAAAATAACTATGACGCAATAGAAGGAATAATAATAAATGAATGATGCTTACTTAGGTAATCCAAATCTCTATAAAGCAAATCAGAAACAAGAATATACCGAAGATCAAGTAGTAGAGATTGCTAAGTGTATGGATGATCCTATACACTTTATTAAAACCTATACAAGAATTGTAAACATAGATGATGGACTGGTACCTTTTAATATGTACAAGTTTCAGGAACGTATGGTAGACACTTTTCATAATAATAGGTTTTCTATATGTAAACTACCTAGACAGTCTGGCAAATCAACTACTATTATCGCATATCTGTTACATCAAGTTATATTCAATGACAATATAAACGTTGCCATACTTGCAAACAAAAGTTCTACTGCTAGAGATTTATTAGGTAGATTACAACTTGCATATGAAAACTTACCTAAATGGTTACAACAAGGTGTACTAAACTGGAACAAAGGTTCTTTAGAATTAGAAAACGGCAGTAAAATTCTTGCGGCCGCAACATCTTCAAGTGCAATTAGGGGTGGTTCATTTAACATTATATTCCTTGACGAGTTTGCTTTTATACCAAACAATATATCTGAACAGTTTTTTAGTTCAGTATATCCTACAATTTCATCTGGTAAAAAATCTAAGGTTATGATTGTTTCTACACCTCATGGTATGAATATGTTTTATAAGTTGTGGAATGATGCAATACATAAGAGAAATGATTATATACCAACTGAAGTTCATTGGTCTGAGGTTCCAGGAAGAGATGAAAAATGGAAAGAAGAAACTATAAGAAATACTAGTGAAGCACAGTTTGCTACAGAGTTTGAATGTGAGTTTGTAGGTTCAGTTGACACATTAATTAATCCTTCTAAATTAAGAATGTTATCCCATAATACTCCTATAATATCTAACGCAGGTTTAGATATGTATGTTAGACCAGAAAAAGGTAAAGATTATGTAATGACAGTTGATGTAGCCAGAGGAACTATAAGAGATTATTCAGCGTTTGTTGTATTTGATGTATCGCAAATGCCATACAAAATGGTAGCAAAATTTAGAGACAACGAGATTAAACCTATTTTATTTCCCCATACAATTGAAAAGGTTGCTAAACAGTATAACAATGCCAACATTTGTATTGAAGTAAATGATCTAGGCCATCAAATAGCTGATGCTTTACAATTTGAATTGGAGTACACAAATCTTTTGATGTGTATGATGAAAGGTAGAGCAGGACAAATACTAGGTGGAGGTTTTTCAAAAAGAGGAACACAATTAGGTGTTCGTATGACTAAACAGGTAAAACGTATAGGATGTTCTAATTTAAAATCTTTACTTGAGGCAGACAAAATTCTTATATCAGATTTTCACACTATACAAGAATTATCAACATTTGTTAGACGAGGTAGTAGTTGGCAGGCTGAAGAAGGTTCAAATGATGATTTAGTTATGTGTTGTGTTATATTTGCATGGATAACTAATCAAAGATATTTTAAAGAAATGACAGACCAAGATGTGCGTGCCAGAATGTATGAAGAACAACAAAATGCAATAGAACAGGATATGGCACCTTTTGGGTTTTTAAATGATGGTTTAGAAGATGATAGTTTTCAGGATGACTCTGGTGAAACATGGACACCCGTAACTATAAGAAAAGGTGATGTCCTGTAAAGATTTTAATTATCATAAATATAAACGAGATTAATGATACTTATTAGCTAATAAGAGGAGAACAACATATATGGCATTTCAAGTTTCACCAGGTGTTGTCGTACAAGAAAAAGATTTAACAAATGTAATACCCGCTGTCGCAACATCTATAGCTGCGATCGCTGGAGATTTTTCACAAGGACCTGTTGACGAAATTGTGTCAATTTCTTCAGAAAAAAATTTAGTTGAAACATTTGGTAAACCTGATTCAACAAACTTTGAGTATTTTTTTAGTGCTGCTAATTTTTTACAGTACGGAAATACACTAAGAGTTGTACGTGCAACAGGTACAGGATTATTAAACGCAACTGCTAACGGCAGTGGTTTATTAGTAAAAAATACAACAGACTACCAAGACAATCACAGCGATGGATCAGCTTCAATAGGACTTTGGGCTGCAAGAACAGCTGGTGTTTGGGGTAATAACATTAAAGTTTCAGTTTGTGCTTCATCAACAGTTTATGAAGAAACATCAAAAACTACAATTGCATCATCAAATGCAGCTGTAGGGGATACAACAATTGATGTTGCATCTGCTACTGGTTTATCAGTAGGAGATATCGTAAATTTTGCTGAAACAGGCGGATACGAATACAGAATAACAAATATCGCAAGTACAACATTAACTATCGTAAGACACCCATCAGGTGTTGGTGGTTTACATACTGCTGTTTCTAACGGCAATGCTGTTAGAAGACGATGGCAATATTACGATTTAGTTGCAGCTGCACCAGGAACTTCACCTTATGTTTCAGACAGAAACGGTTCAGGTGATGAATTACATGTAGTTGTAATTGACGAAGACGGTGGTATCACAGGTCTTGCAGGTTCAGTATTAGAAGTTTATGATTCATTATCAAAAGCTTCAGATGCGAAAACACCACAAGGCGATACTAATTACTATCCAGATGTTATTTACAATAAATCTCAATACGTATATTGGATGGATCATAATACATCTGGTTCAAATTGGGGTAACGCTGCATCAGGAACAACTTATACTTCAGTAACAAGTGTGAGTAATGAAAGTTTATCAGGTGGTTCAGATGGTTCAGCTTCTACAGTTGGAGAAAAGAAAACTGCTTATGAAAAATTTGCAGACGCTGAAACAGTTGATGTTAACTTAATCATTGCTGCTAAGGGTGATGCTACTCATGTAGATAACTTAATTACAATTGCAGAAAATAGAAAAGATGCAATTGTTTTTGCTTCACCTGAAAGAAGTGACGTAGTAGGCGTAACAAATTCAGAAACACAAACAAATAACGTAAAAGCTTTTTTTGATGCAATCAGATCGTCATCATATGTAGTGTTTGACAGTGGATACAAATACACTTACGATAGATACAATGATGTTTTTAGATATGTGCCATTAAACGGTGATATTGCTGGTTTGGCTGCAAGAACAGATTTAATTGCAGATACTTGGTTTTCTCCTGCTGGATATAACAGAGGAGTAATTAGAGGTGCTGTTAAATTAGCATACAATCCAACAAAAACACAAAGAGACACGTTATACAGAGCTAGAATTAATCCAGTTGTTACTTTCCCAGGACAAGGTACTGTTCTATTTGGTGACAAAACAGGATTAACTACTCCTAGTGCGTTTGACAGAATAAATGTAAGAAGACTTTTTATCACTTTAGAAAAGGCAGTCGCAACTGCTTCTAAATTTCAGTTATTTGAATTCAATGATGAATTCACTAGAGCTCAATTTAGAAATATTGTAGAGCCATTCCTAAGAGATGTGCAAGGTAGAAGAGGTATCACAGACTTTTTAGTAGTGTGTGATGAAACTAATAATTCTCCTGACATTGTAGTTGATAGAAATGAGTTTAGAGCAGATATTTTTGTTAAACCTGCTAGATCAATTAACTTTATAACACTTCAATTCGTTGCAACAAGAACAGGTGTTGCATTTGAAGAAGTAGTAGGAGCGTAATCATGCCAAATATAAATGACTTTAAAAGTAAGTTAAGAGGCGGTGGAGCTCGTGCTAATCAGTTTAGAGTAACAATGCCTTTCCCTGGATTTGCAAGTGTAGGTGGAGAGACTGAAACAATGTCTTTCTTATGTACATCAACAAGTCTGCCTGGAATGTCGGTCACTGAAGTGCCTATTCCATTTAGAGGTAGAGAGTTATATGTATCAGGAGATAGAACATTTAGTCCATGGACTACTACTATGTTAAATGATACTGACTTCTTAATTCGTAACGCATATGAAAGATGGTTGAACGGAATTAATAATATGTCTGATAATGAAGGATTAGTAAATCCTGCTGATTATCAAGTTGATGCTTTCGTTGATCAATTAGACCGAAATGGTAATGTGATTAAATCATACACGTTCAGAGGATTGTTTCCAATTACATTGGATGACATTGGTCTGGATTATGGTACTAACAACACAGTAGAATCATTTACTGCTACGCATAGATACCAATACTTTGAAACAAATACTACTACTTAATTCCATTATAAGTATTAGTAACAGGAGATATTAAATTATGGCAGAGCTATTTGGGTTTAAAATTGAAAGACTGAAAGGTCCTTCGACCGATCCAAGACAAAATATAGTTCCACCTCAAGCGGAGGACGGTACACAAACCGTTCCCGCTGGTGGATTTTTTGCGTCTTATGGAGGTTTTGATGTTACAGCTAGAAATGAGTTAGATTTAATTAGAAGATATAGGGAAGTTGCTTTACATCCAGAATGTGATTTAGCAATTGAAGATATTATATCTGAATCAATTGTATCTAATGAAAATCAACAGTCTGTACATTTAGATTTAAGTAAAATTGAGTACAGTGAAGGAGTTAAAAAGAAAATACGAGAATCGTTTTCTGAAATATTAAAGTTATTAAACTTTGATATAAAAGGCCACGACATTTTTAGAAGATGGTACGTGGATGGTAGATTATTTTATCATAAAATTATAGACAAAGATTCTCCTAGATTAGGTATAACAGAGTTAAGATATATCGATCCTAGAAAAATTAAAAAGATTAGAGAAGTGCGAAAACAAAGAACAGATGGAATGCCAAGTTCTTTTGCTTTTGAAAACAAATTCCAAGAATATTATATATTCAATGAAAGAGGAATACATCCAACTGCAACATCTAATGCAGGTGGATTGAGAATAGCAACAGATGCTATTGCTTATTGTCCTTCAGGATTAATAGATCAAACACAAAATCAAGTTTTATCTTATTTACATAAAGCAATTAAACCAGTTAATCAATTAAGAATGATTGAAGATGCTGTTGTAATATACAGAATTGCTCGAGCGCCTGAAAGAAGAATATTTTATATTGACGTAGGTAACTTACCTAAAGTAAAGGCCGAACAATATTTAAGAGATGTTATGGCAAGATATAGAAATAAAATGGTCTATGATGCATCTACAGGTGAAATCAGAGATGATAGAAATAAGATGAGTATGTTAGAAGATTTTTGGTTGCCACGTAGAGAAGGTGGTAGAGGAACTGAAATTACTACTTTACCCGGTGGTCAAAATTTAGGTGAGATTGCCGATATAGAATATTTCCAAAAGAAATTATATCGTTCATTAAATATACCAATTAGTAGGTTAGAAGGTGGTCAAGGTTTTAATCTTGGTCGAGCTGCAGAAATTAGTAGAGATGAAGTTAAATTTACTAAATTTGTGGGTAGATTGAGAAAGAAATTTACTATGTTATTCCATGATCTTTTAAAAACTCAATTAATTTTAAAAGGTATAATTGCACCCGAAGAATGGGACTCAATAATGGGAGATATAACATATTCTTTCTTACAAGATGGCTATTTTGCTGAATTGAAAAACAGTGAAATGATGAAAGAAAGAGTACAACTTGCTCAATCATTAGAAGGATATGTTGGTAAATATTTCTCTAACGAATATATTAGAACAAAAATTCTAAAACAAAATGAACAAGAAATATTAGAAATAGATAATCAAATTGAACAAGAGGCTGCTTCAGAGCAACCTCAACAAAATAATAATCAGGAGATAAAAGATGAGTAACGAAAACTTAAATAAATTTGTAAACTCACTGCAAACTGGAGATAACAAACAAGCAGGAGAAGACATTAGAAACGCTCTTGCTGATAAAGTTAGTGCTTCTTTAGATAGTGTGAAAGGTGATGTGGCAAAATCTATGTTTACAGGACAAGTTAGTGTCGAAACACCTGAAGCTAATCCATTCTCAGGTAATGATCAGGCTGCAGAAACAGCTTCATCAGAGGTTGCAAGTGATGAAGTGGCTCAGTAATTTTATAAAAGATAATATAACTGAAGCTAACGATTATAAACGTACTAGGCAGTATAACAAACTCACGCCTAAAATGAAGCGTGCTGTTGATATGGTGTTTAGAGTGACTGATAAAGACGGTGACGTTATTGCTAATTTTGAAAAAAATGTTAATAACGCTGCAAAACAATATAATGTAAAGGTGAATGATTTAATGAATTATTTTGATAAAGAAACATTAACAATTTTAAGAAGGTAAAAAAATGGCACAAACATTTATAGTAAAAGGAAGTAATGTAGATAATCCAAGTGCAAATACTATTGGCAATGCTTGTTTTGTAAGAGTACATGCTACTTCAAATACTACATTGACAGTAACAGATGGTGACAGTGTAACTTTAGGTTCTGTTTATATTGCAAGTGGTGATACATTAATAATTGAAAAAGCACCAAAAGACAAAATTACTTGCGCTACATCTAAAGCATCTGCTGTAGGTTCACCAAGAAGTTAGGATAAAACATGGCTGACACGGTAACTACACAAACGATAGCAGATACATCTGGTGTAAAATTTGTTACAAAATTAACAAATATATCTGACGGTACAGGAGAGACTTTAGTTAAAAAAGTTGATGCTTCTGAACTAACTTTTATGACCGAAGATGGTAATAGAAAAATCAGTAAGATTTGGTATTCTATAAACACTGCAAATAGTAAATCAACTGTTGAGTTGATATGGGATGGTAACACTAATTCTACAGCATTATTATTGTCAGGTAACGGTTATTGGGATTTAAGAACATCGGGAAATGAGATTGTAAACAACGCTACGTCCCCAACAGGTGATATTTTACTATCCACAAAAAACTTTGCAAGTGGTGATAATTACACTATTATTGTTGAGTTTAGGTAATAAAAAGTATAAATAGTATTAGAGAAAAATTAGAGATAGATACAAATGAAATTAATTACCGAAGAAATAAGTAACGCACAATATATTGTAGAAGAAAAGAATGGTAAGAAAAGCTATTCTATCAAAGGTATATTCATGCAATCAGATGTTAAAAATAGAAATGGAAGAATCTATCCTAAAGAGATACTTCAAAAAGAAGTAATTAGATATAATAGAGAGTTCATAGAAAAAAACAGAGCTTTTGGCGAACTTGGTCATCCTGATGGCCCGACAGTAAATTTAGAAAGAGTATCGCACATGATCAAAGCTCTTACACCCGAAGGCAGTAATTTTATAGGCGAAGCACGAGTATTAGATACCCCATATGGAAAAATAGTGAAAAGTTTAATTGATGAGGGCGCTAGTCTTGGAGTTTCAAGCAGAGGAATGGGCACACTTACAAATGTAGGTGGTGCTAATGTAGTCAAAAATGATTTTTATCTTGCAACCGCGGCTGATATAGTCGCAGACCCAAGTGCTCCAGAAGCTTACGTAGAAGGTATTATGGAAGGCAAAGAGTGGGTTTGGAATAATGGGATATTGAAAGAGCAAGAAGTAGAAGAATTAAAGTTACAGGCAGAGAGTAAAGAGAGAATTGCAAGAGCTGAAAAAAACGCTCTAGTATTCGAATCTTTTCTTAAAAAGCTGTAATTTTATAAATAGTAATTGACACATTCCCTAGGGGATGGTGTAATTATTGCAATAATTAACAAATAAACTATTGAGGAGATAGAACAATGGCTGACAAAACAATGGCAGATTTGCCAACGAAAAATGCCGCTCCAGCTGAACCAGCAAAGTCGCTACAAGCAACTGTACAACAAGTTATTACAAAAGCAGTTACTTCGCCGACAGACGCAAAAATAGATTTCGCACAAGGGGTTAATCACATTACTGGTGACCCACAACAAAAAAGTGCAGGTACAGCGGACGCAATGCCTACTCTAAAAGCAGAAAAAGAAGCAGACAAAGAAAAAGAAACTGTGGCTGCTGCTTACGAAGCTGACGAGAAGAAAGACGAAAAAGAAAAAGAAGACATGAAAGAAGTAGCTCATAAAGATGATGAAAAAAAAGAGATGATGAAAGCTTCTAAAGATAAAGAAGATATGAAAGAAGGTGAGTTACCTGCAGGTCTTAAAAAATACCTTGACAAGAAAAACGATAAGTCTGAAGAAAAAGAAGACGAGAAGAAAGATGTTAAGGAAGTCGCTGACAAAGAAGAAGACGAGAAGAAAAAAGAAGACGTTAAAGAAGTTGCTGACAAAGAAGAAGACGAAAAGAAAAAAGAAGTTTCTGAAATAGCTGACAAAGAAAAAGAAGCTAAGAAAGAAATGATGACAGCTAAAGATAAAGTTAAAGATATGAACATGAAAGAAGATGTTGCTGCTCTAACTGATGGTGAAGACCTTTCTGAGGAATTCAAAATAAAAGCTGCTACAATTTTTGAGTCTGCTGTTAAAGCAAAACTTGTCGAAGAAATTGAAAGTTTAGAAAGTGAATACGAAACTAAAGTAAACGAAGGTGTTGCTTCTGTTAAAGAAGAAATAGTTGAAAAAGTTGATGCTTATCTAAATTATGTTGTTGAGGAGTGGATGAAAGAAAACGAATTAGCAATAGAAAAAGGATTAAGAAATGAAATCACTGAAGATTTTATCGGTGGTCTTAAATCTTTATTTGAATCTCATTACATCAATGTTCCACAAGAGAAATATGACGTAATTGAGAATCAAGCTGCTGAGATAGAAAAGTTAAAAGAAGAAGTTAACAAATCTATTGAGAAAAACGTTGAGTTAAATCAAAAAATTGCAGAATCAATAAGAACAGATATTATCAATGATGTATCTGCTGATTTGGCTGCAACTGAAGTTGATAAACTTAAAGGTTTAGCAGAAAATATTGAGTATACAGATGCTGAAAGCTTTAGAAAAAGTGTTGAAACTTTAAAAGAATCATACTTTCCAAAAGTTAAAGTAAGTGATACTGAATCTAATGAAGTAGCAGAAAATAATGCTGGTTTAGATTTATCTGAATCAATGGCTGCATATACTGCTGCAATTAGTAAAACAAAAAAAAATCCTTACCTAAAGTAAGGATTAGTTAATTAACTAATACAAGGAGAGATAGAAAAATGTTTTTATCTGAATCAATACAACAAAAGTGGCAGCCCGTTTTGGATCATCCTGATCTTCCAGAGGTCAAGGATAGTTACAAAAGAGCCGTTACTTCAATGGTATTAGAGAACCAGGAAAAAGCGTTAAAAGAAGATGCCCAGTTTTTAAACGAAGCAGCTCCTACTAATGCAACAGGTTCTTCAATACAAAATTGGAATCCTATTTTAATTAGTCTAGTTAGAAGAGCTATGCCAAACCTTATCGCTTACGATATTGCTGGTGTACAACCTATGTCAGGACCAACTGGTTTGATATTTGCTATGAGAAGCAGATATGCAAGTCAATCAGGTTCTGAAGCTCTTTTTGACGAAGCTGATACAGATTTCAGTGGTAGAAATGCCGCTGGTTCATCTGTAGATGGATTCTCATCAACAGCACAGTCTGGCGAAAACCCAGCTGTACTTAATGACTCAATCGGTACTTCAACTGGTTACACAACTGGTACTGGTATGACTACAGCAGCTGCTGAAGCTTTAGGAGATGCCTCTGGTAACTCTTTTGCTGAAATGGCTTTCTCAATTGAGAAATCAACTGTTACTGCTAAGTCAAGAGCTCTTAAAGCAGAATACACTATGGAACTTGCTCAAGATTTAAAAGCAATTCATGGTTTAGACGCTGAAACTGAATTATCAAACATCTTATCTGCTGAAATCTTAGCTGAAATCAATAGAGAAGTTGTAAGAACAGTTTACAGAACTGCTGAAGCAGGTGCTGCTGATAACGATAATGCTAACGCTGCAATCAACACAACAACTGCTGGTATCTTTGATTTAGATACTGACTCAAATGGAAGATGGTCTGTTGAAAGATTCAAAGGACTAATGTTCCAAGTTGAGAGAGATGCAAATACAATCGCACAAAGAACAAGAAGAGGAAAAGGTAATATTATTATCTGTTCTTCAGATGTTGCTAGTGCATTGCAAATGGCTGGTGTGTTAGATTACACTCCTGCGTTAAACAACAACCTAAACGTTGATGATACTGGTAATACTTTTGCTGGTGTTTTAAACGGTAAGTACAAAGTTTACATTGATCCATATGCTGCTAATTTAGCTTCAAATGCATCACCTGCTAAACAATACTATGTTGTTGGTTACAAAGGAACTTCACCGTATGACTCTGGTTTATTCTACTGCCCATATGTACCACTACAAATGGTAAGAGCAGTTGGCCAAGATTCATTCCAACCAAAAATTGGATTCAAAACTAGATATGGTCTAGTTGCGAACCCTTTTGCTGGTGCTTCTGCAAGTGGTTCAATCACTGCTGATGGTGTTGGTGCAATCAACTCAAACAGATACTACAGACGTGTTCAAGTTGCGAACATTATGTAATATTTGTTTATTACAATATTTAAAAAGGGGTGATGTAAAAGTCACCCCTTTTTTTTGGTCTTATAAATAAAAGTATGAAAACACCATTTAAAGAACTTTTAGGCATACTCGTAGTAGGTGCCTTTCTTACACTAGTTGCACATGGATTAAAATACTTAAATTCAGAACCCAATATATTAGATGAATTAGAAAAAAAAATTG